AAGACGACACGCTCCCGCCCGATCTCCGGCAGCTCCTCACCGTCCGCGCGCAGGCCGCCACCACCTCGACGGCCAAGTACAAGGCGCTGAAGCTCGGCGTGAACTGGGATGCGCGCCTGCGCGGCACGCTCCAGTTCTGCGGAGCCTCGCGCACCGGGCGCTGGGCTGGCCGCGTCTTCCAGCCCCAGAACCTCCCCCGGCCTTCGTTGAAGAACGCCGAGATCAACGCCGGGATAGATGCGCTGAAGGCGCGCCACCCGGTGAGCAATGTGATGGCGTTGGCCAGCTCCGCGCTCCGGGGCACGATCATCGCGCCCAAGGGCAAGAAGCTGGTCGTCGCCGATCTCTCCAACATCGAAGGCCGGGTGCTGGCGTGGCTCGCTGGCGAGGACTGGAAGCTTCACGCCTTCGCCGAGTTCGACGAGGGCACTGGGCACGACCTCTACAAGCTGGCCTATGCCCGGTCCTTCGGCGTCAAGCCTGAAGCCGTCACGAAGGAGCAGCGCCAGATCGGCAAGGTGCAGGAGCTGGCGCTGGGCTATGAGGGCGGCGTCGGTGCCTTCGTGACCTTCGCCGGGGCCTACGGCATTGACCTCGACGCGATGGCCGGGAAGGCCGCTGCCGCCCTCAACAACCGGCTGCTCGGTCAGGCGAAGGACGCCTACCTCCGCGCCGTCAAGGATGGCCGCCCGACCTTCGGGCTGGCCGACAAGACGTGGATCGTCTGCGACGCGATCAAGCGCGCATGGCGCGAGGCCCACCCGGCGACCGCCCGGCTCTGGGGCGATCTCCAGTCCGCCATGATCGCCGCGATCCAGAACGAGGGTGAGTACGCCGATGTCAACAGCCTCATCAGCTTCACACGCCGGGGCCATTGGACCTTGATGAAGCTGCCGTCTTGCCGCGTCCTCTGCTACCCGGCAGCACGCGCCGACGACGGCCTGTCCTACGCGGGCACCAACCAGTTCACGCGCAAGTGGGAGCGCATCGGAACCTACTCCGGCAAGCTCGCGGAGAACGCGACACAGGCCGTGGCCCGTGACGTGCTGGCCCACGGCATGCTGGCCGCCGAAGCTGCGGGCTACCGCATCGTGCTTTCCGTTCACGACGAGCTGATCGCCGAGGTGCCCGACACCGACGCCTACTCTGCCGACACCCTCGCCCGGATCATGTCGACGCCACCGCGCTGGGCCCCCGGCCTGCCGCTCGCAGCGGCGGGCTTTGAGACCGACCGCTACAAGAAGGAAGACTGAGATGGACTTTGATCAGATCTGGGACACGCTGATCTTTGGCGCGTGGTTGTTTACGGCGGGCCTTGCCGGTGCGGTCGCTCTTCTGTTGACAGGATACCTCCCCCAATGAAGGAGCGTGACATCGAGCGCGCGCTCATCAAGCGCGTCAAGGAAGTCGGAGGCGAGGTGCGGAAGGTGGTCTGGCAGGGCCGCCGGGGCGCACCCGACCGGCTTGTGCTTCTGCCCAAGAAGCGGCGCAAAGCGCGGCCCCTGATCTTCGTCGAGCTGAAGGCCCCCAAGGGCAAGGTCTCCCGGCTTCAGGCGCTGGAGCATGAGATCCTCGCCCGCTACGGCGTGCGCGTCGTCGTCGTCAATTCCATCGAGCAGATCGAAGAGGTGATCGCATGAACTGGGAAACCTATTACATGGGCTTCGCGCGACACGCCGCGCTGAAGAGCAAAGATCCGACGAAGGTTGGTGCCGTCCTTGTAGGCCCGGATGGTGAGGTGCGCCTCACCGCTTACAACGGCCCTCCGCGCAACGTGTATGACAAGCCCGAGCGCCTTGAGCGCCCGGCCAAGTATCTCTTCGCCAGCCACGCGGAGGCCAACCTCATCGCCTTTGCCGCGCGAGAGGGTATCCGCACAGCGGGCTGCACAGTGTACGTCACCCACGCGCCCTGCGCCGCCTGCGCCCGCACCCTGATCCAATCGGGGATCAATTCCGTCGTCCACGGCGACGGCACCACCTCGATGCCGGAAGCTGAGTTCGAAGCCGCGCGGCAGATGTTCGAAGAGGCATGGGTGGATGTGGTGAAGGAAGGCGAGGAATGACCCTCCAACTCCGTCCCTACCAGCAGGAAATCGTTGACCATATCATCGCCAACAAGCGCACGAACCTGTTCGTGCCGATGGGGGCAGGCAAAACGGTCTCGATCCTGACCGCAATAACCCATCTTGCCGAGACGGAGGAGATCTTCCCGGTCCTCGTCGTCGCTCCACTCCGCGTCGCCCGCGCAACGTGGCCGGATGAGATCCAGAAGTGGGCGCACCTCCGGCACCTCACCGTGAGCGTGATCACCGGCAGCATCCAACAGCGATGGAAGGCGCTCGACACCGACGCCGATATCATCTGCATCAACTACGACAACCTCGTCTGGCTGAAGGAAGCCTGCGGCAAGCGCTGGCCCTTCAAGATGATCGTCGCCGATGAATGTACGAGATTGAAGGGCTTTCGCCTCCGGCAGGGCACGAAGCGCGCCGCCGCGCTGGCCTACTACGCCCACTCAACGCCGCGCTATGTCGGCCTCACCGGAACGCCTGCCGCGAACGGCGTTCAGGATCTCTGGTCTCTGAGCTGGTTCATCGACAGGGGCGAGCGCCTCGGAGCCAGCTTCGCCGCTTTCACCGACCGCTGGTTCCAGACCATTGCAACGACGCAAGGCTTCACCATGATCCGCCCGCTGCCCCACGCGCAGCGCGAGATCGAGGCGAAGATCAAGGACATCTCGCTCTCCATCGACCTCAAGGACCACATCGACATCAGGGAGCCGGTCGTCAACAACATCTCCGTGGAGCTGCCCACCGCTGCGCGCAGGGTCTACCGCGAGATGGAGCGGCAGATGTTCACCGAGCTGGCGAGCGAGACGAACCTCGCCGCCTTCTCCGCTGCCGCGAAGACCATGAAGTGCCTCCAGATCGCCAACGGTGCGGTCTATACCGACGAGACCGGGGCGTGGGAGGAAGTCCACCGCGCCAAGATCGAGGCGCTCGACAGCATCATCGAGGAGGCGAACGGCGCGCCGGTCCTCGTGGCGTATCATTTCAAGAGCGATCTCGCCCGCTTGCAGAAAGCATTCCCGAAGGGCCGCGTTCTCGACGCCGATCCCGCGACGATCCGCAAGTGGAACGCTGGCGAGATCCCGCTGCTCTTCGCCCACCCGGCCAGCGCCGGGCACGGCCTCAATCTTCAGGACGGGGGCAACATCCTCGTCTTCTTCTCACTGAACTGGAACCTCGAAGAGAGGCTCCAGATCATCGAGCGCATTGGGCCTGCGCGTCAGGCCCAAGCCGGGCACGACCGTCCGGTGTTCATCCACAACCTCATCGCCAAGGACACCGTGGACGAGCTGGTTCTCCAGCGCGTCGAGGGCAAGCGCGATGTGGTCGACCTGATCATGCAAGCAATGAAGAGGCAGTAATGCGGGACTACTATTTTCGCCCCGGCAGCAAGACCCCGGAGATCATCCGGCTGTGGAAGCAGAACCTCACGAAGACGGAGATCGCCCAGATCACCGGCTGCACGAAGGCGAACGTCACACAAACGATCCGGCGGCATCTGGCGTGGGACAATCGCGTCGAGATGTTGACGGAAGAGCATCACAACTGGCTGATCAGGCAGGCCGCGAAGTCGTTCACTTCGCCAGCAGTGATGGCTCGCGCGATGCTCACGGACGCCATCGACGAAGCAATGCAGAAGGAAGATGCGTGATGATCGAAGAGACCCTGAACGAGAGGCACAACACCTACGGCGTCTTCGCTGATCTGGCGCGCACGACGTTCGCGATCCGCGAGGTGATCTACGCCGAGCTTGAGAAGCGGAACAAGGTGCTGGACCCAGATCAGCTCTATGCACTGGAGATGATCATCGTGAAGATCGGTCGCCTGATTAATGGCGATGCATCGCACGAGGACAGTTGGAAGGACATCGCCGGATATTCGCAGCTCATCGTGGACCGGCTGAACGGGAGGCTCAGGTGATCAGGCGGACGACGGAAGCGGACAAGACGGACATCATCGTGATGTTTCGCGACATGCTGCGCGCGCATCAGACAGCGGGCCGGGATCTCGAAGAGGTCATCGCATATATGGAGCGCGTGATCGCGCGCCGGGAGAAGGGGGCCGCATGACCATGGATCGCAGCTTCGACAGCACTGCCTATGGGCGGGGTTATAAGGACGGCAAGCGTGATGCTGCCGCTGAAATCGCCCGCCTCAAAGCTGGCGGCTGCGCCCGGGATCAGGGCCTGACGCAATACTGCGCGGAGGCTGCGGCGATGGCGGCAGAGAACGAGCGGCTGCGGGCGGCGCTGGCTGAGATCATCCCTCACGTCCACAACCTCGCAGCTTGCCTGAACGTGCTGGGCTTGGAGCTGACCGTGAAGAAAGGGAAGAGCTAATGGGAGTGAGGAAATACCGCGTAACGAGCGAGCGCATGGAAGGTCAATTGAAGAGCGCGATCCGGCTGACATGCCGCTGCGGCGTCTCGCATGCGATCAGCGTGAGCAAGCACAACGGCCTCCCGCCGGAAGTCGTCGAAAAGAAATTCCGTCAGTTGGGGTGGATCGTGGGAACGGTGGAGAACCGCGACACATGCCCCGGCTGTGCCAACAAACCCAAGCAGAAGGAGTTGCCTGCCTTGAAGATCGTCTCGTCGATTGAGCCCACCCCGGTGATGCCGCCCCGCGAAATGGGGCGTGACGACCGGCGTATTATTTTCGAGAAGCTCAACGAGGTCTATCTCGATGAGAAGCGCGGCTATGACAGTGGCTGGTCGGACCAGCGCGTCTCGACCGACCTCGGTGTGCCGCGCAAGTGGGTTGAGACGCTGCGCGTCGAGATGTTCGGCGACAACGCGGGCAATGCGGACACCACTGTCTTCGTCGCCGAGGTGCAGAAGCTGCTCACCGATGCCCGTGGGATGCTGCTTGAGGCGCGCGAACACCGGCAGAAGATCGACGAATGTATGAGCGCGCTGCCGTCCGTCTCCGCGCTCAACCAGATCAACGACAGGCTGGGCAAGCTTGAACGGCTGGCCTCCGAGGTCCGCAAGCTGATGCCGTAGGAAACGGCGAAACACATGAGGAAGACCCATGACTAAGAAGGCGCGCTTCACACAGGCCGAGATCGCGCGCGTCCTCCGTGCCGTGAAGCAGGAAGACGTGGCGGTGGAGGTGGAGCTTTCCCAAGATGGGAACATTCTGCTCAGGCCGGTCTCAGGAACCCAGCCTGCGAGACGGGTTGATCCAATGGTGGATTTCAAGCTGTAAGGGGAGGTCATGCCGAAGGCTCGATACCCCCACTGCTACCCGTTCCCGTCCCGGTCAGGGACGGTGCGCTGGTACGTTCGCAAGGGCAATGGGCCCAAGATCCGCGTCTATGGTGCCTACGGCTCGGATGAGTTCGAGGCCAACTACTATGCCGTCATGTCGGGCGCGCTCGGGCAGAAGCCGAAGCAGAAGACCGGGGAGCAGGGCACCCTGCGCTGGTTGGTCGATATGTGGAAGCAGTCCTCCGACTGGGGGCAGACCGCGCCATCGACGCGGAAGCAGCGCGATCTCGTGCTGGCCCGCGTGATCAAGGATGCAGGCGACATCGACTACAAGCTGATCACTGAGGCCAAGATCCGCGAGGGCCGCGACCGGCGGAAGGACACGCCGGGGGCCGCCAACTTTTTCGTGAAGGTGATGCGCGCGCTCTTCCGCTGGGCCAAGGAGAACGACCTCGTGGCCGTGGACCCGGCGCGCGACGTGAAGCAGATCCGGGTGAAGACCGACGGCTTCCCGCCGTGGACCCTTGAAGAGGTCGCGCTCTACCGCGAGCGCTGGCCGCTGGGCACCCGCGAGCGCCTTGCGCTGGAGATCCTCCTGAACACCGGCCTCCGCCGGGGTGACGTGGTTCGCCTCGGGCGGCAGCACGTCAAGGACGGCGTGGCCACCATCAAGGCCGAGAAGACCGGCGTCACCCTCTACATCCCCATCGCTCCTGCCTTGCAGGAAGCCATCGCCGCCGGGCCGACCGGAGATCTCAGCTTCATCGTCACCGAGTACGGCAAGCCGATGGTGAAGGAGGGCTTCGGGAACTGGTTCAGGGAAGCCTGCGACGCCGCCGGGGTGAGGAAGAGTTCGCACGGCCTGCGGAAGCTGGCGGCCACCGTGCTGGCGAACAGCTCGGGCTCCGAGCATGAGCTGCAAGCGCTCTTCGGGTGGCGCACGAACTCACAGTCGGCGGTCTACACCCGCGAAGCCAACAAGCGGCAGCTCGCCCTTCAGGCGGCCATGAAATTGCAGGCCGGATTGGAACAGAAATAGGACAGGATTTTCCCCTCCCTGACTTCCGTTTTCCCCTCCCACCCTAAAAACGTAAGGAAATCAATGGAATGAAAACAGAACAGAAGAACATGGCGCTCCCTGCGGTTGTCTCACAACCGCGTCTTTTCAAGGGCTTGCGTTTCCCCTCCCACCTGATCTGCCCTATTGTTTTTGCTCTGGCTTTTCCGGTGCTTTCCCCTCCCGCCGCACACGCTGATGTGCCGCGCATGGTGCAGCAATCCGCCGCCCGTCACGGGGTGCCGCCGGGTCTCGCTCTGCGGATCTCGAAGGTGGAGAGCGGACACCGCTGCAATGCCGTAGGCCGTGCCGGGGAAAGGGGGCCGCTACAGGTGCTTCCGTCGACCGCCCGGCACATGGGCTACCGGAACATCGCAGGGGCTTCCTGCGCCCGCCAGATCGACGCTGGCATGGCCTATCTCCGGTACTGCTACCGGGCCGCTGGCGGGAACCACCGCCGGGCAGCGGCCTGCTACAACGGCGGGCCGGGGGCCCTGCGCTGGAAGCGCCTCCCGGCGCGGGTCCAGCAGTACGTCAGGAAGGTCAACGGCTAGGGCTTCGGCACCAGCTCGACCATTCGCTTGATACACCCCAAGGGAATGGCGAGCTGACCGCCGAGCGTCCGCTTCCCGTCGAGGTCATAGTAATCACGAACCAGCACGACGTGCTTCTTGTTCTGTGCGAGCAGGAAGCCCGTCGTTCTCACAAGCACCGGGGCAATGACCCCATCGTGCCACTCACCCCCGCCGTCGAGGATGTCCTGCCACTCGACCATCACGGGCTTCAGGCGTCTCGGGATCGCAGCCATTGCAGGAACTCCGTGCCAGCCTCGATGTCGGCGAAGGGCATGATACGCCCCTCGCGCGTCGCCGAGAGCGGGTTGACTATGGTGAGAATAGATGCACCGCCGTTTTGATCAGACTTACCGATGCGCCGGGCGTAGTCGTCATTAAATTTATAGCCCCTAGTGCGGATCATAACTGGAATAGTTCCTTTATCCGCCAACTCCCACTGTGCG